GCTCGTGCTATGGCAAACACTAAGCAGGTTAAAGCTGCAGACGTGTTTAACAATGGCTTCAACGCTGCTTATGCAGGTGGTGATGGTCTGCCGTTCTTCTCAGCATCACACCCAACAATTGGAAATGGTAGCCAATCAAATAGCCTCGGTGCAACTGACTTGTCAGAAGCATCTTTGGAATCTTCTTTGATTACTATTTCTAAAGCAAAAGATGACCGTGGTATTCTGATTGGTCTGCAAGCATCATCCTTGCACGTACCTTCAGACTTGGCATTTACAGCTGACCAGATTCTGAATAGCTCAATGTCAACAACCATCGGTGTAAACCCAACAACTGCAGCTAATGGTGCAACAAATGTTAATGACATTAACTCAATCCGCAATCAAGGTTTGATTCCGGGTGGGTTCTATGTCAACAGACGTTTCACAGATACAAATGCTTGGTTCATTAAGACAGATTGTCCTAATGGTACTAAGATGTTTGTACGTGCTCCACTGCAGACAAAAATGGAACCAGACTTTGATACTGGTAACCTTCGCTTTAAGGCTCGTGAGCGTTATAGCTTTGGTTTCTCAGACTGGCGTGGTTTCTATGGTGCTTCTGGCTCAAGCTAAGAAATACCAAAAAAAAATGTTAAAAAAAGGAGAGGGGTACTTTCGTATCCCTCTTTTTTTGTGTATAATATATAATAATAGAATAATAACTAACTAACTAATTAACGGAGATTTCTATGGCTTCAAATATTCGTAACGCATTTGTTACGGGTTCAGGTGCGTTGTTAGACAGCCTGACAAGTGTAACAGTTGCAAATACACGTATTAAAAGTGTAACCTATTCAGGTGTAGGCACATTCACAATTACAGGTTCTGAGACAGATGCTAATGGCAATGTTAATGGAAGTAATATAAAATTTGTAGGTACAACTAATGTAGATGCAGGTGATATATACATTCCTGACTTTGGCGTTAGAATGTATGGTCCTGTTAAAGTATCTGCTCCTACATCAGCAGCTACAGTAGCAGTTTATTATGGCTGATTATACATATCTTGTAGATGATATTATTCAGGCTGCAGAAAACGAAGGTACAGAGTTTGTAGACTATGTACCTAAAATGGTTAATCGTGCAGAAGAAAGACTAACTCGTGACCTTGATGATTACGGGCTAGTTACTTATACGTCTGTTGCTATACCTTCTGGCAACAATCAAGTTACTTTACCATCAGGTACACGAATACTTAAAAACTTTAATATAGTTGCAAACTCAACACGAATTAATTTGTTGCCAAGAACAGATGAATATATCCGTGATTACTGGCCTGTAAGTGCAAGCACAGGAACTCCAGAATATTATGCACGTAGAAATAATACAACGGTACTCATTGCACCTACTCCTGTTTCTACTTTCAATGGAGAAATTGTACACGTATCGAGGCCAACTACATTAGCATCAGCAACACCTAACAATTATTTTTCAGATTTTTGTTATGATGCTTTATTTAATGCCTCAATGGTAGAGGCAATGATTTTCCAAAAAGATTATAATGCATCTAATCTTTTTGAAGCACGATATAACCAAGCCTTAGAATCATTAAGAAATCAGGCACGTAGAACAAGACGGGATGATATGCAAGCACCAGCAAGTCCAGCAGGTGCAGATAATCCTGTAATATTAGGGAGTAACTAATGTTAAAAAAATATATGGCTGGCAAGATTATTAAAACTCTTGTAAAGAAAAAAGGTAGACCTAAAGTTGACAAGCGAAAAACAAAAGCTAAACGAAAGGCTCAATCAAAGGCACGTCAGGCTAAGTTCCAACAAAGTGAGGCAACGAAGGCAGAAGCGCAAGGAACAACAAAGACTAAACTTGCGGAGAAACGAAGTGTTGAGAGGAAAACAAAAACTATCCGTGGTAAGGATATAGATGCAAGTACAAAAAATGCAGCCATTCGATTAGTAGAAGATAATCCTAAACTTACTGCAGACCAAGCTATTAAAAAAGCTAAGTCTGAATCAGAAGCTCGTTTGCCAAAAATTAAATCTCGTGCTCGTAGCGAAACTGCAAAGCTTCGTGCAAAAGGTGCATTTAAAGGTTTTACAGAAGACCAAATGAAAGAACGTAAAAATCTTATTGCAAGTGCATTACGTGAAATGGCATCAGAAGGTAAAGAACGTAAAGTTATTGCTGGACGTACTCTTTCTCTTACTCCTAAAGGTGAACAAATTATTAAACAAAAAGGTGGTATTGATAAAATTTTAGAAAAACCTAAAACATATCTTTATCAAACTATGAATGAATCACTTCCACCTAAAGGTGCTCTTTCTAAATATGAAGGTGCAACAAAAGCAGAAACTCGTCAAAATATTAAATCAGCTTTTGAAGAAATGTCTAAACCACAAAAACTTGAGTTTATACAAAAAAGATTTGCTCCTGATTATACACCTAAACAGATAGAAGATATTTTTTATCAAAGTAAATCTGCTGCTGATATTAGAGGTAAATCTAAAACAAAAATTGAAGGACTTCGTAATCGTTTAAAAGATAAAGGTCTTCTTCCTGCTTTAGGTGAAACTAAACCTAAACTTAAATATGGTATGAAAACTAAAGAAGGAAGTAAAGCTTTTAGTCAAGAAGTAAAAAGACTTAAAAGACAAGTAAAGCAAAATAAAGAAGCTCAAAAAAATGTAGCAGAGGAAATTCGTAGAGCAGAAGCTGCTTTTTATAAAGCTAAAACTAAAGAAGTTCAAAATAAACTTAGAACTAACATTAGTGATTTAAAAAAGAAACAAAAAAATATTAATAAAACAGCAGATAATTTTTTTGAACGATTTAAAAAAGAAAACATACTTAAAAATCTTTCTAAGATAGAAACACAACAACTTGGTTTAACAAGACTTACACCTACTAAAAAAGCTGGTGGTAAAGTAGGTATGTATAAGAAAGGTAAACAAATTAAATCTGGTCCTCGTGGATGTGGTGCAGCACTACGTGGCTATGGTAAAGCCATGAAAAGGAAAAAATAATGTTTGGTAAAAAAAGTAAAACAAAGAAAAAAGGTAAAATACGTGGTATCTTAGATAAAGGTATGGCTATGTATGCAGCAAGTCCAGCAGGTGTTATGGACATGGTTGACCTTATAGAAATGGGTGTTAAATTAGGTGGTATGAAAAAAGGCGGTAAAGTTTCTAAAGCTAAAAAGAAAACTAAACAGTCAGGTCACAATAGATTATATTAAGGAGAAAACAATGTCAGTAGCATCACTTTTTAAATATGGAGATGAAATATATAAAGTAATATCTCCTTTTATTAAAAGAAAAATAAAAGAATTAGGTGGAAAACCTGTTAGTAAAATACAAGCAGATAAAATTAATAAAAGTCCATCTACTATTACAAATGTAAATCAACTTAATCCTAAGATTCGTACTGCTGCAGGTACGAAACCTTTTAAACCTTTATCTCGTATAGTAGGTACACGTCAAGGTCGTAAGTTTGGACAAGGTACAACACAACCTTCGTCTGCTACATCAGGGGGTACTAAACTGTCTAAACCTACACAAGGACCGGGCAGAGCAAAAGTAAAAGCTGATCGTCCTAGTGTTAAAGCTGACCGTTCTAGTGTTAAGGCTAAAAGACCTAATTTAAAATCTGCTCCTAAAGTTTTTAAAGCTAAACCTAAAGCTCCACCTTCACGGCCTAAAACTTCTGTTCCTATAGGTGGTGCAAGAATGAAACCTTCAGCTCCACCTTCACGTCCTATTTCTCAAGGACAGCGTTTAGCTAATGTAGGTAAAGCAGGAGTAGCAACAGGAGTAGTAGCTTCTCAAATGCCTAAAAAGAAAGAAGGTCCAAAAAATGTTCAAGCAATGCCAACTGGCCCAATGTCTCGTCCAAATAGAAATGCACCTAATATTGGTATGCCTAAACCAGTAACAAAAGCTCCTTCTGGTGCAGGTAGTAAACGTGGTCCTTTGTCAGATATGACTACTCGTACTATGCCTAAGAAGTTTGACGGTAGTTATAATAAAAAGAAACAAAAACTTGTTAATATTACTATTGATGGTAAGAAAGCTACTTATGAAATTCCAAAAGGAATGACAACAAAAGAAGCAACAAGTCTTTTAAAAGGAACTGCTAAAAAGAGGGTAGGTGGTACACCGGGAAAAAGATCAAAACAACGTATAATAAAAGGTCCATCGGGATATAAACCTGTAAAAAAGAAAAATATGGTTACTAATCCTGAATACTTTAAAGCATCTAATCGTGCTGCTGAAAAAAACGTAGGTGCTAAAAATGTTCCTAAAAGAGTTAAAGGGTTTTCTAAACTACCAGAAAAAGTACAAAGGAAAATGAATCCTAAACTTGCTGCTATGTATGAAGTAGGTGGTTCATTAAAAGAGAGTGAAGCAGCACGTAAGCGTAGATTAGGTAGAGCAGGTATAAGAGGTAAGGCTAAACCTATGCCTAAAGTACCACCAGCTAATCCTAAATTTAAAGGTAAGCCAGCACCTATGCCTAAAATGCCACGTCTT